TCTCTTTTTGGATAATGCTTTAAGGTAATCTCTGTCTTCATTTGACAGAGGAAGATATGTTTTTCTCATAGTGTTCATCCTTTCTTAGATAACACTATTTTACCATACATTATCCTCAAAATATATAGTAGAAATTTAATTTATTCTATACTAGTCTGCACAATGTAGTCATCGGAATCACCGTCAATCTCTGGCTTCTTCGGAAGTCTCTCACTTACTGGAATCCAGTCGTTTTCTCTTTCTACTAATTCAAAATATTTTTCTCTATATTCAAGAGCAACGTCCAAACGATAAGAGCTATATCCAATGTGATAGCATTTATCACCCACTTCTCTATACTTATTTTCGTAATATGGCTTGTCTCCGTGCGTAGTCACTATGGTATCAATGCTGTCTACCTTTATCTTTTCCCCTGGTTTATTTCCTATCGGCTCATATGTCTTATCCATATCATTCTCCCTTTCTGTACGGCTCTGGTAGTGGCATCCAGGCATTCACAAAAAATCCATAGCTTGAATATGATTTTTCATTATCTCCTGGATAGAATGTACCACCCTCGCCATTTTCTTCGTACCTTGCGATATCTGGCATTGTGGAGTTTTTAAATGATACCAGTATGTAGCTTTCATCTTCCGGCAATCTCTCGCTTATTGGAATCCACTGAGTTTCTTTCAACGCATGTATCCCCATTTTAATGGCTTCTACCGTTTCCTCAGACCAGCCCCATTCAAGATGCTTCACTAATCTATCTATTGCTTGTTGATTATTCATCTTCAGCCTCCTCTTCTTTTGGAAATTGAAAAATAAAAGTTTCAGAAATTTGATCTCTTACCTTTCCCTCTTTTCGTCTTGTATTTTCCCTAAAAGCTTCTTTCTGCTCTTTTGGTGTGGATGGCATCCCGCATCGGAGTGTCTGCGTGATCAGGCCTGCGTCCGGTTTATCCGGAACTTTGCTGTAGTACCAGATATGTTCCGGATCTTCGTGGCGGTCTGTAAATGCCGGATATAAAAATCCTTGTGTCGGCATACTTACTACCCAGTCTCTTGTACGTTCCTGAATATCTGCCAGTTCTGGTTTATAAGATAATCCTGCTGCCGATAAGCTTACCGGGCAGATACATCCGATCATGTACTCATAAACCTCTTCACTTTCATCCAGATTCGCTCCGTCCGTGGCAATTCCTGGAATGTCGTAGATTCCACTGGCAATTAGAATCAAAGAATACTCTTTATTCAATATGCCAATAGACTCTGCAATCTCTTCCAGGAAGATCTGGCGTACATCATTGTCTTCTAACCCTGTTTTTACAATCGTGTTCAGATGCTGCTTTCTTGTTTTCTCCTTAAAATCCAGCTGAAACATATTTCTTCCAGGCTTTCCAGATAAAACTTTTTTTAAGATATCCAAGTATTTGAATGTTTCCGTCTCTTCGAGGTTTAAAAAGTTTTTGACAAATTCCAGCCTGCAGTTCCGGTCATTATCTACGATATATCCGGTTATCCTTGTGATATTGTACCTGTCTATTGTTAGAGTTCTTTTGATCTCCAGTAACTCTTTCTTCATGTCGCTCCTTTCTGGCTGCCGCACCGGGCAGCCATGCACTCTGCGAAATTGTGATATATTAACTTCCTGTGGTGCCTATAAATAATTCTTTCCGGCGTTTTTCATCCATTCTTCCCTTGTATGGGTTCTTTCGTAAACCTCCTGGGCTTTCGCCATCAGGATCCGTGCGTTCTTGGCATTGTTATGGACTGCTGCCGGTCCGTTTCGGTGATGTTCCAGGCAGAGATTTACTTTTAACCCTTCCGCCTCTGCAAATGCATGGGTGTTACCAAACAAAACATGATGCTCTTCCAGATATGGCTTGTATGTGAAATCTCCATCCAGTAACATGCACAGGTAGCACCGGCGGTCGCCTTTTGGCTGCATAATGCTTTTTTTGTGCTTCTTACGTTTCTTTTTGATTGGTTTCGGAAACATCATATTCATCGATCAACACCTCCCCGTTTTGCTCTACTTTTTCGTTTAAATACAGATACCATTCCTGTGAACTGTGTACTTTTTGGGTTGTCTCTGCAAGGTACAGAGCCGCATGATACAAGGGAAGTGTCTGGAGATATTCCCGGCGGGTTAATTTGCTTTTGGGAAATGTGGCCAGATATTCTTCTACGGTTATATTTTTCGGGCAGGCATCCGGTTTCCAGTCTTCTACACTTAACTGCTCCATCTTAGGACTCCTTTTTGTATAGCTCATGGTTTCCGTAAACCAAATCCGCCTCTTCTCTTTCATAACTCCAGCCATAACGCATTAAGATTTTGAAGCATTCCTGGTATCTCTTTCCGGCATCCTCTTTGTATTCTCCGGAATACCCTACCAAATCCCCGATATAATCATCCATCATACCGTTCATTGCAATCAGTAGTAAAACCTGTGTATCCAGTGTTTGTATTTTTTCTTCTGCTTCTTCCTTTTCTTTCTCATCCGCATCATACAGGCTTTTCCCGGTAAAAAATTTTAGAACCATTCCATTTCCTAACCAACAGGACTTCTCCATCATGTTCCGGATCATCTTTTCAATGATTTTCTGGCGTTCCTCGTCTTTTAGCAGTTCGATTTTTCCGTCCGCTATTGTCCGGATGAATTCTTTTTTTCTTTCATTCATTTTTTTCTGTAAAGCTTTTAACTGCTTTATCTTTTTTCTCTGCCTGTCCCATTCTGTTTCAACCTTTTCTGATTTCGGGAGTTTTTCCACTACATCAATCCCATTCCAACCATCCAGATAATACAGTTCTTTTCCGCGGATATTGATTCTCTTTGGTGGTTCTTTCTCCAGATTGAACGTTTTTACCTCTTTTAGTTCTGCCGTATACTTCTTTTTCTCAATCTCCTTTGGTGCTTTCTTGATTCCTGCTGCCTTCAAGAGCTCGATTATAATCTTCTTATTCTTCTCCTTCTCCCTGTTTTTAATCTCTGCTTCTACTTTCCACTGAATCTGTCTGGAGTCTGTTGCATCTTTTAAGATTCGGTTTCTGGTTTCAACATCCTCGATTCTCGACAGTTGGGCAAGGTCTTTTAGATTTAGCTGATATACCCCGTTCTCATCCGTCTTTTCCTTCACCAGATCCCGGTCAAGCTTCGCGATCTCCAACCTCCGGTGGACGGTTGTCCTGGAGAATCCGGTCTTTTCTGCAATCTGTTCTTCCGTATCTCCAAGATCTAACATCATCTGGAAGCCCTCTGCCTGCTCCAGGACCGTCAGATCGATGCGCTGCATATTCTCTTCCAGCATGGTTCCGACCTGGTCTTTGTAGCTCATGTCCTGCACGATCCGGCACGGATACATAGTTACGCCTGCCATTTTTCCGGCAGCGAACCGGCGGTGCCCGATGATCAGCGTGTATCCTTCTTCATGGTGCGCCCGGTTTTCATCCCAGTGCCCCGGAACGACCGTAAGGTTCTGCATAATTCCTTTCTTCTTGATTGACTCACTCAGCTCCGTCAGATCACCCAGGTCTTTTCGTGGGTTATCCGGATGCTGGTGAATCAGCTTGGCGTTGATGTTCGTGATCCCACTGGTTGTCATTTCAAATTCCTCTCTTTCTCGGTATTTTCAAGGTTTTCTCCTGTTTTTATCTCATTTTGGACTGTAGTCTATCGGAATACCGTGTAGACTCGGAAAATTCAAGGGTTACACAGTGTTTTTCCATCTGCTCCGACAGCTCCTGCCAGAGCTCTTTGTTTTTTATCTCTTTTCCATGTGGTCTGCGCCACTCTTCCCGTTTCCATTTGTCCATATTTCCTTCGTTTATGGTAGTGACCAGGAACTGATCCGGCGTGTAGACAGTCACTTCACACGGTCGGAGCATCTTTAGACCGACAAGGATAGCGATCATGCTCATTCTGTGGTAGGTCGTGTTCTGTTCCGTTTCGATCTGTGCTTTCACCGCCGGTCCTTTCTTAGTCTCGCATTCTACCAGAGCGATGCACTTTCCGTTTTTTGCGGTTGGTCCCCGGAAGTTTACTTCCGTGAACAGTTCTATCTTCATCTTCCGTCCTCCTTATCCGGATCATTTCATAATGCCGATATGGAAATCCGGTTGCTTTGTTGATTCCTTCAAAATAGGTGTCCTTTACTATGTAGTATCCTTTTTTCGGTCTCGGTTCTTTTTGCCACCGGTACAGAATATCCGTCTCCGGTTCCGGAAGCGGCATATTTCTGGATCTTGAAAAACTCGCTTCTTTGATCTTGTGATCCAGAACACCGTCCTCCACATATTTTTTCTGTGTTTTCTCATTTTTTGTGATGTACTGGGCGAGTTTCCGGAACTCTCCTTTTTCGTATAGCAACTGCTTATTCCGAACCTTCCCATGCTTCCAAGCTGCAGCTATGATCAGATCGGTATCCTGGATTCGGTTCAGAACTACATGAACATGCCCGTTGCCAGACGGCGTGCATTCAATATTCCGGAGCCACCGGAGTTCCTCGCCACGTTTCCGGTATTCTTTCTTGCAATATTTATAAAAATCTTCAAAATCTTTTACCGCTTGCTTCATGTCCGCCGGACGTTCTTCTTTCGGATATGTGAGAGTGAAGAAGTAATCATTCACCTTGAAGTACATCCGGAGTCTGTGACGTGCTTTCCTTTCCCTGGTCCATTGGTTGACCTGCTCCACTTCCTCCGGTGTGGCTTTCTTCTTTTTGGCTCTCTTCTCTCCCGGTGCTCCATATCTTCCATCCAGATATTCCTGTCTCTCTATTACGTTTCCCAAATCGTATGTCACTCGTCTGATTCTCATAGCGTGTCCTCATAACTTTAATAGTCTTATCAAGTTATTAAAAAGGGCAGTCGCCCTGTAAATACTTGACTTTCCCGCCGCTAAAAGGTACACTATAAGTGCTTAGATTATTCGTGTACCTTTATGGTTGCGGCGCTTGCGATATTTCTTTTCGCAAGCGTTTTTTATTCTTCTTTTAAGTACGAAAAATTCATTTTCAGGAATACCATCAGAGCTTCCGCATCATCCGGTGCTTCAATATCTTCTCCGGCTGCAATTGCAAATACAACGTCTCCTAAGATTGGCCATCCGTGCCTGTCTGCATCGTAGAAATAGCTTCCCAGACGATTTACTTCTTTCTGTTTCATTATTCCGTCTTCATCCACCAGCATGATCATTGGCATTTTAAACGTCTCATACAAGGTTTTTGTGCTTACAGTTTCAAAATGCCCGCCTACTGCTTTCTGCAGATCACGGAAATCATCAAAATCTACATTTATTACCGAAATGATATTATCCGGTGTTACTTTTACTGTTTTCACTGCTTGTCCTCCAATACTACTGTTTTTCTGCCTGCTTCTTTCAGGCTGTCTACATATTGCTCTAAATACGGGATCGCGTTCTGTTTGAAATACTCAGAATCACGGTTGACTTTTTCTGTCGATTTCAGAATCTCTATCCATTCATCCAGCTTCTCCACTCTGATCCGCCTTTTACGCTGCTTCTCTTCTGGCACGCTCCCTCGCCTCCCTTATTTTTCTTTTCCGGTACCGGTATTCCAACATTCGGAAGTATTCATGTGCATATGCTCCGACAGCAAATACTGCGAGTCCAAGAGCTTCATACAAATAAAACAGTTCTTGCTGTTCTACCGAACATCCACCAACCATACACATAAACCCAAAAACAATAGTCACTTTACTTAATGTCTTTGCAATCTTATAAAACATTTCTCATCCCTCCTTTACTTGTCCAACTGGTACCGCTTACGCGGTTTTCTCAATGGTATATGTAATTTTCACTTTTTCCTGTTCTTCCAATAAAGAAATCATCACCTGTATAATTTTTTCGATATCAGGTTTCATGCTTACCACCTACTTTCTATTGAAGTTTATGCGGTGCTGGTTGTACTTGTTGATTTGTCCCGCTCTTGTCTGGTATAATTTTCTAAAAAATAGCGAAAGGACAATGCAGTATGAAATATCTTATAAACACAACTTATTTAAGCGACTCTCAAAAACGTATGGAAAATGTCGAATTGTCTTCTTCCTGCCCTTGCTGTGGGGTTTCTCTTTTTCCAGATCTTCTTTATGCAGTATGTGTTGATCACGATGATACGGAAGAGGACATTGTTTATACTTTCAATCACTGTCAAAATTGTGATGAATGTTTTATTTCCAAACACCCATTCGACGAAGAAAACGGAGATGGTTTTATTTACGCATCAAGTTCTCCCGTCAAATCCTGTGAACAGAATTTTTCCGAAGCGATTACTTCGCTTTCCCCTGATTTTGTATCTATTTATACACAAGCTGCTCTCGCTGAGTCGCTGGGATTAGATCAAATTTGTGGTATTGGTTATCGCAAAGCCATTGAATTTTTAGTTAAAGACTATACCATTCATAAATCTCCGAATTCCAAGGACGCTATCCTCAAAGCAACTCTTGGCGCATGTATCTCAAATTACATTAAAGATGATCGTCTTACCACTCTCGCCCGTGCTGCAACCTGGCTCGGCAACGATGAAACCCACTATGTACGACAGCATCCCGACTACACACTTAAGGAATTAAAAGCCTTTGCCGATGCCTTTATTACATTTATAGATGCTGATTTGGCATACGAAGCTGCTTTAAAATTAGTTACTCCTTAGGATCTTTTCCTCCCATCAATATTTGCTCTGAAATCAGTTCTCCTTCTAAAGTCCAGTATCTTCTCACGCTACATACTGGACTTTCTTCTGTCCCTTTTCCCTCTACAGTTTCTGTTCTGATTACTTTTACAATTTCTGCTTTCATACTTTTTGCTTTCATCTACTCTCACCTCACTTTTCTACTCACTGTTTTCATCTGTTGCAAATAATTCGGTTTTCTCCTATACTTTTAAACACAGGCGCTGCCATGCCGAGTTTTATGAAAGGAGTTTCTCCATGCCTGAAATCGACTTAACAATTTCAATAAGCGTTATCCTCGCCGTTTGTGCTATTATTTCGCCAATAGCAACCACTCTTATTAACAACCGATATCAATTGAAATTAAAGGACCTTGAATATCAACAAAAAGAAAAGGAGTCATCCTTTTTCTACCGGCGAGGTGTTTATGAAGATTATTTACGTTGCACTGGCAAATGCATAGCTCATCCCACAAGAGAAAACATTCAAGAATATGGAAAAATCTACGCTCTTGCACTAATATATTTTCCTGAAAACCTTATAGCTGATCTCGAATCCCTGCATACAGAAATATATGAAGAGCGCTGGGACTCAGCAAATTCAGGATTGAATAAAATAGCGCCTAAGATACGTACCATACTACAAAGCATGTAAGAATAACACATATTGCTGCAACCCATACAGGATATATCTTGTCTTCTGGTTGCAGCTTTTTCATTATCACAATACCGGCACTCCCTACGAGGTAAACTAATACCAGCAAAGCGCAAATGTTCATTTTCCTCACCTCACTCTTCTGCTCTCTGTACTCATCGCTTAGTTGAGTTTTTCTCAACTTCATGTGTAAAAAAATATGCATGGATATCAGTATTTGGAATTTCAAGTATAGATATAGCATTCTCCATTTCTTCCTGCCCCCAATCAACAATATTATTCAACTTATTGCTGACTGAAACCTCTGACAATCCAAGCTTTTTTGAAAATTCGGACTGCGTACCAAACTTTTCCTTTATACGTCCTCTCAGTTTCCTGTAATCATAGTTACAAGCCATATCATCATCTCCTTTCGGTTGAGTTTTTCTCAACTACAGTTAGAATAGCATCTGTTTTTCATATTGTCAACACGCTTTTTAAGTTTTTCTCAATTTTATTAAATTATTATTGATATTTTCTCAACCATGATTTATAATCAATTTTAAAGAAAGCTTTAATCAGCGGAGGTGGAAATATTGGAAAAAGCAGAAATTAAAGACCGAATCAGAGAGGCTATGGAATTGAGAGAATTAACACAGTCAGAGCTTTCAGAGAAGGCAAAAATAGATAAAGGTCAGCTCAGCTCATATTTATCTGGAAAGTATAAACCTCGGCAAAGGAATATCGAAGCACTTGCAAAAACGCTTAATGTTGATGAAGCATGGCTCATGGGTTTTGATTCTCCAATGGAGCCCCAGTTAGCCAATGTTTCCAATGAAAATCGGTTTAATTCAGATGACGAACGCACCTTAATTCTTTCCTACAGAAAATTAAATGATAAGAATAAGAAAAAATGTTATATCTACACAAACACTCTTCTCACCAATCAACAAATGGAGGATGAACTCATAGTGAAAGCAGCTCATAAGTATGCCAATGTAGATGTAACTGAAGAAATGAAACAACATGCCGATGATATCATGAACAATCCGAGCGAATGGGAGTGATTAAATGACATATGAAGAACTGTTGAATATTTCGGAAACCGAAAATCTAATAGTAAAAGAAAAAAATATTCCGGGATACGGTGGACGAATATACAAGAACCGAATCGCAATACACCAAGGAATCGACACGTCCATTGAAAAAGCATGCGTTCTTGCTGAAGAACTCGGACATTACTATACTACTGTCGGAGATATTTTAGATCAATCTAAACCAGAAAGCCGAAAACAGGAACGTCAGGCAAGACTCTGGGCGTACAACAAACAGATCGGTCTGATCGGACTGGTGCGAGCCTTTGAGCATGGCTGTCAGAACCGGTTTGAAATCGCTGAATACCTGGAAGTGACAGAAGAATTTCTGGAAGAATGTATTGAATGTTACCGGAATAAATACGGGATTTGTAAGCGGGTAGATAATTATGTTGTGTATTTTATACCGCAGTTGTCGGTGATGAAATTGGTATAACCGCATATGCGATTATATAGAAACACTTTTTATGAGGAGGAAAATTATGAAAAAGAAACTTGTAGCATTGATTCTGATCGGAAGCATGGCACTGTCGTTTACAGCCTGTGGCAATAGCTCCGATTCATCAAAAGGAACAAAAGAATCATCCAAGAAGACAGAAGCATCTGCCGAAACTCCAAAAGAGGAAGCAAAGGAAGAAGTCAAAGAACCTGTCGTGCTGACTGGAAAATGGGAATATAAAGACGATGACGGTACTTGGATGCAGGCAGATATTACTGAGGATACCATCACAATAAACTGGATTATGGATGAGGGGAATACAACTGCTGTTTACTGGGTTGGAACCTATACTGCTCCTACAGAATATTCTGAAGAATATACTTGGACATCTACCAGAGACAAAGAAGCAACCGATTCCGCTCTTCTCGCCTCTCTGGACGATACAAAAGAGTTTTCTTATTCCGATTCAAGCAAGCAGATTACCTATCAGGTAACAGTTTCTGGAATAACAAAAACTATAACCCTTGAGCAGACAGAATAAATAAAAGAACCGCTCCTGCGCCAACAGGAACGGTCGAGCGATGAAACATACACCAATATGTTTCTCTATTAAGTACTCCGAAGAGATACCCAATTTCCAAATAATATTGTATCATCTTCGGAGCAGCCACGCAAGAGAACTAATCGTAACTATATAAACAATTACATTTTTGTTTCCAAAAGAAATGAGGTGAATATATGGGACGTAATTTAACAAAAGAAGAGCTTAAACGACATAAAGAAAAGGCTTTGGCAAAAATGGAACACTATATCGACTCTTTGATCAATAGTCCAGATTCTAAAACCAGTGGAAAAGCTGACAAATTAAGTTATTGGCTTGAAGATTGGTCTACTTTTCTCGATTTTGAATCTCGTTTTTCCCCATCCAGTTTAAGAAGATACAAACGAGGTGAAATCATAAAAGTCCATCTTGGTTATAATATTGGTAGCGAAGAAGGTGGGTTGCACTATTGCGTTGTTGTCGAAAAAAATAATTCAAAGAACTCCCCTGTAATAACTGTTGTTCCGCTTACCTCTGTTAAGAAGAAATCTGATGTAGATCATCTTCATAAAGGTTGTATCTATTTAGGTAACGAACTATACACAGGGTTAGTTTCCAAAATTACTTATATTCAAAGACCTCTGGAAAAGAAAGTCTTTGACCTCAAAAAAGAAGTTGACGCCACTTACAAAACTCATCCAGAAGACATGCATAAATTCCAAAAGGATTTAGAGGATTGTGCAAGGGATTTATTGTTATTAAAAAGAATGAGAAACGAAATCAATAAAGCAAAACTTGGTAGTATTGCTTTAGTTGGACAAATCACAACCATCAGCAAAATACGAATTTATGATCCGAAAACTAATTTCGATATTTTAAGCAATGTAAAGCTTTCCAACGAAAAGCTTGATCGCATAGATCAGGAAATTATTTCTAACTTTACAAATAGAAAAATTTAAAAATCAACATATTTTATTGACATTTTCATATAATGAGGTATATAATAAATAAGCTAAAACAAAGCCGTTAACCGGCAGTATACAAGACAATGCTCCCAGTCATCTGGCGAGCCGTATTTATTGAAAGACCTCGTAGAAATGCGAGGTCTTTTACGTTATATAAACATTTTTTCAAAATAAAACCGCTCCTGCGCCAACAGGAACGGCTCAAGACTAATGCCCCGAAGGATACACCAGTACGTTCAAAATATAGTGTATCATCTTCGGGCAGCCACCGCAAGCAGAACTCATGTTCTTCTGCTGGCTGTTATTTTTATACTCATTTTTACGTATATTGAAGAGAAAGGTGATATAATATGCCAAGTAAAATTGAACGCTGCGCCATTTACATCCGTGTGTCTACTGCAGAACAGATGATGCACGGTAAATCCCTGGAAGCACAAAAACAGTACCTGACCAATTACGCCAAAGAACATAATATGACCGTTGCTGGAGTTTATGCTGACGAGGGTAAAACTGCCCGTAAAGAATTAAAAAAGAGAAAAGCTATCCATTCCCTGCTTGAGGACGTAAAAGCCGGAAAAATTGATGTGATCATCTTCTGGCGGATTGATAGATGGTTTCGTAACCTGTCTGATTTTTACAAGGTACAGGAAGTCTTGGACGATAATAACGTCCATTGGATCAGCACCAGTGAACCCGGAATCAATATGGAAACCAGAGACGGTCGACTGCAGCTGAATGTAGTTCTATCTATCGGTCAGAATGAGGTCGATACCACTAGCGAACGTATCAAATTCGTAAACGAAGCATCTATCCGGCAGGGAAAACTGATCTTCGGTGATGTGAATATGGGGTACGGCTACAAATCTGGAATCATTGGCGGCGTAAAACGCATGGTAAAAGATCCTGATCGAGAAGATGCCGTAAATGCTTTTTATCGTTTTTTCTTTAAGCACCATGCAAAAGGACTTTCCATGCGCTATATTCAGGAAAATTACGATCCGGATTTTACATGGGCGAATATGCGAACACTGCTGTCAAGTGAATTTTACAAAGGAACCTATCGCGGAATTCCATACTGTCCTGCTTACCTGACAGAATCCGAATGGAATAATCTGCAGGAAATACAGAACGCAAATGTTAAGCGTGCTCCTTCTGGCCGGATTTATCTTTTCAGTGGCATGATAAATTGTCCGATCTGTGGACGCAGGCTTAGCGCAAGAGGCGGTTCATCCATTATCAACAGGAAAACCGGTGCCAAAAAAGTATACTGCTATTACCGATGCAATAAAGCTTTCATCGATCATAAATGTTCTTACAGACATATGGTTAGTCAGAATCTTATAGAACGATACCTGATTGATCATCTGGAATACGAATACAATAAATTTAAAATAAAATGTGAAAAAATTGAAAAGGAACAAGAAAAAAAGAAGAAAATTCAGACTCCTGAAAAGCTCCAGAAAGAATTAGAACGATTAAATCTTCTCTTCCAGAAAGGAAGAATCGAATGGGATTATTACAGCAAAGAATATGATCGGATTGAAAACGAACTGAATGAATTGTTAAATACGGCTCCGGAATTGGAACCTGATTATGCTTATCTGGAAGAGCTGCTGAATACAGACTTTAGAACAATGTACTACAATTTAACCCAAGAAAACCGCAGAGCCTTCTGGCATTCTATTATCCGGGAGATTCACCTGAACACTGATCATACTGTCGACTCTGTTGATTTCTTATAGCGTCTTGTACTAACTGGTTGACTCCGTTTGGGGCGGATAAAGTT